ACGTCGCCGCTTTCGGCGGATGTCATGGAATAGCCGACAAAGACCGTGACGCCGCCGCCGCCGTAGTGCTGCGGCATGACCATGCTGAACACCGCGTCCTCATTCGTCGTGTCGTCGAAATCGAGGACGGGATGCGCGTTGCGCGTGTCCAGCGTCGCAAACGCCGTGGCGGGCGGCTCGTTATTGTGCGGCGTGAAGATCGCCAGGGTGTCGCCGGATGCCATGTCAGGTCACCTCAGTGGTCTATTGCAGCGTCGTTGGGGCCGTCACGCCCCCGAGCACTTCGCCATTTGGCCCGCGCTCTATGATGACCTGGCGAGGCTGTGACATTGCCTGCGCCAGAGCCGCAATGGCCTGGACGCTCCCCTGCATCGCCTGGATCGATTGCTGCATCATCCGCGACTGAGCCCCGACCATCGCCAACATCATCTCGACGTTTTGATCAGGCCCCTGCGGCGGCGGCGGAGCGGCCTGGGGCGGCGCAACGGCAGTCGGACCGGCGGACAGGCCGAAGTCGGACACGGCTGCCGTAGCGGCGTCGGTGACCATCTGAGCGGTGCGCAACTGCACGTCCGCGGTTTCGGTCTCGCGCTTCAGCCCCAATTCGGCGACGTCGACCTGATGGTCCATCTGGTCCTTCGCCGACTTGCGCTGGATTTCCTTGCCCTGCAGCTCGACGCGCTTCTCTTCCGCCACGACGCGCGGGTCCGGGGGCTGCGGTTTCGCCGCGGCCTCGACCATCTGTTCGAGCGCTTCCTCGATCTGGCCCTCGACGGCCCGGCCGGTCTTGAAGCCGCGGACGCCGAACATGATCAGGGTCCTCATCATCGACGCCACGGCCGGGTTGCCCTGGCCCGCGGGGATGGCCTTCTCCATCATGGCGCCGACCGCGGCGATGAACTCGTTCCGGGCGCCCTTGTCCTGTTCCGGGTCGACCGTGACGGTGGAATCGGTCTCGATATCGATGCGGAAGCCGCGGGTGCGGTCGGAGCGGATCAGGTCGATGACGGACCGGAAAAGCTGTTCGGCCTCCTGCCCGCGCTCGGTGGCGTGCAGCTTGACGATATCGGCGATGGAATCGAAGCCGGAAATCTCGCGGATCTGGCCTTCGGTGAAGTGCTCGGCGATCAGCTCGCACTTGATGCGGATGGTATCGCGGGCGAGGCGGGCCATCTCTTCCTGCTTGGTGGAGAGCCGCAGGGTCGCGAACCGGCCCTTGATTTCCGACTGTCCCAGCTTCTCGCGGGGGTCGACCTGACCGCGGACGATATCGGAGATGCCGGAGATCTCGAACAGCAGTTGCTTGGTCCGCTCGCGGGCGTCGTAGAGCGCAATCAGGACCTGGCTGATGACGCGGATCGGCAGGAACTGCACCACGCCCTTCAAATCATCGGTCGAGCCCTTGGAAAAGTACGCGGCCATGTTCTCGACCGGCAGCATGACGTTTTCCGGGCCGTCGTCGGACAGCAGAGACGCGAGATTTTCCAACGAGGCATCATAAATTCCCTTGACCTTGATCGCCCGGGTTAGCACGCCGATACGCTCGGTCAGGTCGTCCAACTCAAGCGACAGGCTCTCGAACTGCATGTAATCCGGGGTCGGGATCAGCCCTTCGTTGGTTAGGCTGGTGAACACCGGACGGGGGCAGGGAAAGAAGCCTTCAAGGCCGAAGGGGTCGGGCTTCACGTCGAGCGGCTTTTCCTTGAAATCCTTGCAGATCCAGTAGACCTTGCGGTCCCCGGCGTTCCAGATTTCCCAGACTTCCGCCTCTTTCAGCGTCGAGACGACTTCCTTGTCGGCAGTGTCGTCCGACATCTCGCTCGGCATGCGGTTCAAGGGCACGTCCTTGAAGATAGGCCCGAACCGGTCGAGCCCAGCTTGGCGGGTCATCTGCACCCGGCGTGCGACCCACCCCGAACGGCGAAGATCTTCCCAGCTCTTGACCGGCTTGTGGGCGAAATCCTTCCAGTGGACGTACTCGACGGGCGCCCGCTCCTTGACGACCTCGCGCAGCGGATTGCCGTCCGCGTCCATCATATCGCGCTCGGCCGGGACGACCGGCGGCAGCCCTTCCAGCATGTGCGTGTGGCCTTCCGCCTCCGACCAGCCGATATGCTGGCCTGAAACCGGGTCGATCAGCGGCTCGTGAACGTGCTTGCCCTTGCCGGCCGGCCCGGTCATCGTGGTCTCGGGGTCGACCTCATGCTGATGCTTGTCGTCTTCCGGCGTGGCGAAATACTGCTCTTTGAGCACTTCGCCTTCCGTGCGGTCGTAGCGTATCCACGGAACGCCCCGCCCGACGGTCTGATAGTCGAACGAAATGCGGTCGAGCACGTGCTTGATGTCGTCAAAATCCAGGTCGGTCGAGACGGCGCGTTCCAGGACCATCGACGCAATCCGGGAAACGTCGTCCTTGTCCTTCCAGCGCCGGGAAATATCCGGCACCGGGGCGCGCGAGAAAACCGCCGGCCCTTGAATCTGCATCGACGACCAGAAAATATTGAATTCCTCGGGCGTCGCATAGGTCGCGTCGTCCGACTTGCCCTTGGCCCTGGAATAGACCTTCAAAACGCGCTTCGCGTCGTCGCACCAGTCCTTCGACGCCTTGTCGTAGGCATCAAGCTCGGTCGTCCAGCGCTTGACGTCGGAGCCGAGGTCTTTTTCCGTCTCTACCAGCACGTCATCGGCCATTACGCGCTCCCCTGCGGCGACAGGTCATGCAGCGCAGGCTCGAATGGCCTGATGACGGCCCGCTTTATCGCCTCTTCAGCCATCATCAGCGCGGTCGCTGCGTTTATCTCCGTGCGGTTCTCGAAATTTATGGCCACCTCGCGTACGGCCGTCGCCACGCCTTCCTTGGCGTGGCCCGCCAGGACGCAGTAGCAGACAATCGCATCGGGCCTGCTCGCGAACGAGCCGTCTTCCTCCTCGATAAACCGAACCTTGAAGCCGATGTTGACCACCACCAGGCCGCGCCGTTGAAACGCCGCTTCCGTGGCCACGAGGAAATTCGTCGCCGTGCCCATGAGGGATATGGCCGGTTCAATATTCATCGCCGCCTCCTACCGCTGCCATGGACGCCGGCTCCTTCGCTGCTTATCGCGCGCGTGCTCTTGCCAAAGCCGCTCGATCGTCAGGTCGTGCATGTTCTGCATAGGCTCGGCGGCAACAATGTCGGGTTTCATCCATGGCCGGCTCATCGCGGAATACCTGCAACAATCCGCGGCATGGTCTTCGGCCTCGCTGTCCGCGTCTTCCGGGTCGGTCTCGTCATGAGGAAGGGCCGGTATGGTGCGAATTGCGGCGTCGCAGGTGTCGAAGAAGTAGATCGTCGGCCGGCCGTCAATCCCGACCATGCGGGAGCGCATCTGCGCCCACCCGGCGATCCGGTTGTTGTCGGCCGGGCGGAAATGCACCCCGGATTTCGCCATCGTCTCGGCGATCGGCGGCCCCGCCAGCCCCGAGGGGCGCTGGTTCCAGATCGAGGGGTCGGCGACGCTGTAATTGACCTTGTGATCGCTCAGGATCGAGGCGCCGATGCGGGCCGGCGGGTCGTCGCGCTCACGAGCGAGAATTCCGCGCGCGATTTCCTCGTCCGGCAGCCGCATCCCTTCCCCGGTCGGTTTCGCCACGTACCATTCGCGATAGCAGACGATCGAGCCCTTGGGGACCAGGAAGCCGTCGGGGTGCCAGGTGTCGGAACCGACGGCGCACCACCACTGGACGCAACCCGGACTGGCGTAGCCCCAATCGTAGCCCCGGAAGCGGATCCAGTGCTCCTGCAACGGAAACGGCTTGACGACGTGCAGGTCGGACCGCCAGCAGTCGAAATATTGCCCGATAATCGCGTCCCAATCGCCCTCAAGCCAGGCCCTGACCAGCGCCTCCGAGCCCGTGCCGGCGAGCTTCTGGACATAGCTCGGGTCGTTTTCCATCAGAATCCGGTTGTCCGTGACCCTGGACTTGATGAACATCCGCGACATGCCCGTCACGGGGTCCTTGATCAGCTCGTTGCCCCCGGGAAACCGGTCGATGCCGAAATACTGCTTGATCGCCTGATGGCCTCGACCCCCAGGGTTGGCCGATCCCCGCATCCGAACGCACGGCACACCCTCGGGACTGCGCAAGGTGCCTTTCAGCATGTGCCAGGGCGCCAGGGTGCCGAACTGCCCCAGCTCGTCAAAACCAATCCATGCATAGCTGTCGCCCTGCATGTTTTCGGCGTCTTCCTCGCGCTTGAGAAACCGGAACGTCAGCGTTTCCCCGCCCGGAAACGTCCACATCTTGTTTTCCCCGCCGACATAGGACGCGCCGGGAAACCACGCGCCGTAAATCGCCTTCGACCGGGCGATCAACTGCCGTAATTGAGGAAAGGTCCGCCGAATCAGCAGCCCGCGCCACGCCGGCCCGTGGCCTTTGCCAACGTCCTGGGCGAAGTCGCCGAGGAGGTAATCGCTGTTGTGGGTCGGGATCATGCTCCGGCCCACCAGATACAACCTGGACGGGCTGTCGACTTCGATGCAGCGCACGGGAACGCTTTCGACCGGCTCGACCGCTTCGATAAAGCGGCGCGTCACTGTCGGCCGGAAGCCCGTCGTCTTCTGGCGCGCCAGCTTGCGGGGCAGCCGGAACGCCGGGAACGGCGCCAGGAACTTGATGCGGTATTTCGGGCCGATCACGCGGCCGTCGAGGGTCGCGACACCCTCGGATACGGCCGCCTTGCAGCCGAGCGACAGAATCAGCTCGACCGCGCCATCCGCGAGCGCCCTGCACGTCGTTGTAAGCTCGCATTGGCCGCGGAGATCGCAGTAGCCGTCGGTATCCATCAGCCCTTGTAAGAGCGCGCGGCGCTGATCGACCGACGCCCTCAAGTAGACCGCAGGGACATGCTTGTTGCGCCGCAGCCCCATCGTCTGAAGCGCCGCCGCCATCCCCCCGACCACGCCGTAGCCGTACCGATCGGCGCGCTTGCGCAGCGTGTAGCCAGAACTCACGGCAGCCGCCGACACGCAATCCGCCATCTCAGGCTCGGCGATCGTCATCCCCGCGGCCGCGGACGTTCCGTCGCCGAGCCACGCGCCGAGCAGATACGGGTCGACCGGCAAAACGCGGTCCGGGCACGCCAGTGCGCCGGCGACGGCGACGGAGTGATTGATCTCACGGCCGCCCTGGACCCTCAGCGTCCCGGCGATCTCGCGCGTCGTCCGCACACCACCCGCCGGCGGCGCCTTGTACTCATAGGCGCGCTCGGAATTGAGCAGCGTGACGCGCCGGCTGACCCCGGGCTTCTTCGACACCGCCTTCGCTCGGCTTGGCCTGACGGCGCGGCGCGCAGCCCGAAAT